AATGCGTTGGTAAGGCTCATTTCAGCTACATTCATTCGCAATACTCCTTGAAGAAAGACCAATCCTCCATTGAAAGCGGATTCAATCCCATTTTTCTCATGCGTCCATGAGCCCAGATTGGAGCCTCGAAAACAGGGACTTCTTTAGGCTCCTGCTCCATGCGGATTATGTCTTCGAGCGCTATGCCGTCATAAATGTTATTGCTCATTCACTTCCCCTTCTCCTTACTAAGGGCATCGCCTATCGCCTTCCGGACAGATTTCCTGGCTCTTTTCCTGCTAGTCTCGTGCAACCTCCACCCCTTCCTTCTGGCCGACATCCTGAATAGGCATTTGCCGGTGTATGTCGCCTCGTCGTTCTTCTTCTGCAAAAAGTCGAGTAATTGCGTATCCGTGTATTTCATTTTCCCCTCTCCTTTTCCAGCCTTTTGATCTCCTTCGTCAGGCGATCCACAGCTATGCCTTTAATCCGAACTTGGTCTGAGAGCTTGGATTTCTCCTCTATGAGGTTGCGGTTGCGCTTCTTCAGACTCTTTATCTCCTCCAATGCCATATAAAGACAGAAGCAAACAATCAGACCCACGATTGAGATTGCCAATAAGATAATAAATAGTTTTATTTTCTCCTCTCCTCGGCTTCTATTCTGAGCCTCACGTTTTTATTTTTATACATTACCTTAGCTTTGATATCTCATAAGCAACCAGAGTGCTTTCCCTTAATCTATCGTCCATCCTGTCTACTCTAATTCTATTCTTTCTCTTTAGTTCAGCCCTGACTACCTCTGCCATACAGTCACATGGATGGGCAACGGCTCTTCCGGTTTTTGTAATCTCCAGTATCCAACCTTTTGTCGGTTCGCATTTCTCGCATCCCAGTTTGCCTTTTATTTTCTTATCTTTTATCAGCTCTTCTGCGGCTCGGCGGATCTCGGGAGTTGTAGGCATCGCCCTCGTTAAATAAATATCGTCCGGGTCCCTGTCATGCAAAGCCAAGTCCATCGCTCGTTTAACAACCTCAATCGGGAGATCTTTAAGGTCATCGAAGAAAACTTGGCATTGTTCTTCATTCAGCTTCCTGTCTAATTTAATGGTTATGTCTCCCAGTTTTTTCATAAAGGCGGGTTTATCATTAAAGTTCATATTATTCCTCCTCCGGTTTTTTTACCCAATCGTCAAGCTTCTTTTTTCTTTTTTCTTCATAGCTTGATTTAGTTCCCCCTTTATCCTGTTGCCGAGAGAGCCAATTAGTTATGAATTTTCTGTAGTTGGATTTCTTTTTTGTAGGATTAGCCAATAACCATTCTCTCATCCTCCTTAACTCCTGTTCTATATCAACGGCCGGAAAAGCATCTCTCCAACCAGCTTTGTCTTCTATGCTTATGTTTAAGAATTTTTTTTCTGAGAAATCGAATTCTATTTTTGGTGTCGGCGAAGGTGTTTTATTATTTACTTTATTATTATTTACTTTATTATTATGTAATGTACTATTATCTATTATAGGTGTCCGTTTTTTCGGCACTATAGCCGTTTTTTCGGACATCTTGTCTTCCACTCGTCTTTTATGCCTCTCGCTGAATTGATATTTTTCCCATTTAGTAACATATAATGTCCCTGATTTTAGTTTAGTTAATTTCTTGTTTTTTATGAATTTTTTAATCGCAGCATCTAATTCCTTTTCTGGGATTATCAACATCCCAGCAAGTTGCTGTAGTGGATATGGCGTCTCTTCATTAGCCCGAATATGTCCATCATCTTTAGATGCAAGCGAAAGCATATCTACCCATATGCCTCTTTCTGCTGGTGTGAATTCGATTCTCACGCTGCCGAATATCCATTTGTCCGGCCACCATGGAAACCAAAATTTATCAGGAGTTCTCTTTTTCATTCAATTTATCCTTTCCGATATGCGCTTCTTGAGCATGCGGTCTTCGGGCATTAAATTATTCCTTTAAATAGTTTGATCTTTGATTAAAAATCCGCCGTTCTCTGCTAAACGGTTTGGTATGATTTTAAATCTATTTGCTTCTTTGTCTTTTGTTCTTAAAGCTTCCCAATAATCTGCGATGCCTTTTCTCACCTCTTCTCTTGTCCCCTTTACTGCATGGTGTTCAATAAATAAAATCATCTTTTTTGTATTAACTAATATTGCATAAATTAATTCTCTTAGAACTTCATCTATATAACATTGAAGGGTATCTCTGGGACGTTGTCCGTCGTGTAGAATGGCCATTAATTTTTTATTGTATTCGGCATGTTCGATTTGGTATTCAGTGCGTTTCCGTCCGTGTCCTATCGTAACTGAGCAAAAATCTGGATTGAATCTTATTAGCGGAATCTTGCTCCCTTGTTCGTTGCGAGAAAAAAGCCATTGGAATCTTGTTCCCAAGGTAAAAAGATAATTTTTTTCTCTTAGCAATTTATCGCTTCCAATGGTTTTGTCATAAATTTTTGCTAATATTTCGCCATGTTCTTTTGCTAATTTCTCTATATCTGCAACTAGCTCAGAGTTTGGATAAAAAAATTTATTAATAAAAGGCCATTGATGGGAAAATTCTGCGATGCTTTTTTCGCTATCTGGTCCATACATTGTTTGGAGGACAAGATGGCTCATTATTTTTTTTCGCGCTTTACTCTTAATCTATTCTCGATAGTTGTTACATGCCCACCATCTTGCTCTATCAACACGCATTGTCTGTCATCCTGCTGGCAGGCTGCTCCTGTGGTTCCTGCTCCGGCGAATGGGTCTAAGATTCGGCTGTTTTTATCGGAACCTACTTCAATAAGAAGTCGAATAAGTGCTATTGGTTTTTGGGTAGGATGTAGCTTTTTGTCCTCAAAATTTGACTGCGGAACTGCATGTATTTGGGTATCAAACCAACGCTCCGACCATTCTTTATCAAAGTTTAATGGCTTGTTGCCCGAATGAAGTATCATCTCCCAGGTATCAACAAATTTCATTTTGGCCCTCGAGCCTTTAGCCATATTCCGCCGAATCCAGACGATTCTTGACTGGATTGGAAAACCTATCTCATAAAATAGTTTTTCTATGGCCGCTTGGTATTTGGGAGAACAGAACCAAAAGAAGTGATATTTATCTTTTAAGCTTGCCTTTATTGCCTTCAGCCATTGTTTGCAATTTTTAAAATATTCATCTTTATCCAGCTCATCCCAACTCCAGTCGGTAACTCCGTAAGGCGGGTCTGCTATCACTAAGTCGAATTTGCCCAGTTTCAGCAATAGCTTCAACATATCGTCATGATAAATTTTTACTGGCTCAATCTTGGATTTCTCTTCTTCTTTTTTCTCCTGTTCACGGGGGTATTCATTGCCATCGCGACCCTTAAGTTTATCCAAGGAGGTGATTTCACCTCCTTGTTCCAATTCCTTCCGTATTTTCTCTACTGTAACTTTATCCATTCCACAATCTTCGCCTATCCATTTATTTGCTCTTTTTGTATGCCTTTTTAATTTGAACTTTACTGCCTCTTTGCGTTCATTGAGAGTTAAGGATTGGCCATGCTTCAGGTTTGAATCAAAACTGAATTCCTTGGCGTCGTCAAAAGTCCCCTGGTGTTCGTTTACTTCGATATCTTTTTCATTAAGGCTCTTAGCGGCTTCATACCTATGCCATCCGTCAACAAGCCACCATCCGTCCTGGCCTTCAATCCAATACACATCTACAGGTGGAAGCTCGCCAAAAGAATTTTTATAAATTTCTACTGTAAAATTATTTATCCCTGTTCTTGGGGTTAATTCTTTGTCTAGCTTAATGTCACTCAACTTTAATTTCATTTCTTATCCTTCAGTTTTTTCGCTAAATCGACGAGGAGGATTTATCCAACCAACAATGGAGCCTTAGCTATCCCCTCGTGCTCATTCCGGTCTTGTTTCCGGATATTTTTTCTGCATCCAGGAGACTCCCAAAGCAACTCCGAGGACCCAGCCTACTCCCATGCAGAGAATCACTTTAAATGCTTCAATGATCATTGCCTCAATCATCTTTTTTTTCTCCCCTATTATTTTCTTATCCTTTCGATGGTCGTCTTTACGACTTTTTCGTCCTTGCCCCGATATTTCTTCTTCACATCATCGGGGATTTCGAACATCTTCTTCGGATAGCGAATAGTCTTTATCTCGATGTCTCCTGCCAGTGCGTCCTTGCCATGGTATTTCCCGGGCTTGTCCTTCGTGCCTATGAGTTTAGCCTTCATTTCCGTGAAGTGTTTGTTTTGGTCCTTGAGTTCCAGATATATCTCAAGCTCCATTTCATCTATGGTGTCGATTTCCACCAAAGTCGTCGACGCTTTAAGCGGCGCGCAGAGATGGTCGAAGTCGCACATGCCACAGACTGTCGGGTCGAATGGCATAGGCGGCGGATATTTCTTCTTCTGGACATAGGCGTTCACGCTCCTAGTTCTTCTGCTGTCCTCCTCCCACAGCTTTTCGTCGAACAGCATAGGGAGAAGCCTTGGTTTCTTTCCGAAGGTCACGAGGATGAGCAGGCCTCCCGGACAGGCGTTGAACACGAAATAAGTATTCAACTGGCTCGGGATCTTGTTTATCCAGAATTTGGGGTGGCGCTTGATGTCCTCAATGGTCTTTGTGGAGTTCCAGTAGTGCGGGCTGATTGACTTTATCTCCACAGGCAGCTCTTTGAATTTGTCGAAGGGCGCAGGAAGCCTTCCCCTCACTTCCACCATGCCGTCTATCTTCCCGCTTATCTTGAGACGCTTGAATCTTTCGAGGCCCAGGTCGTCGGTATTGAAGTATCTCTGTGCCTGCGTTAGCTCGAATCCGATATCGCCTAGCCACTTCTTTACAACCCATTCTTTGTCGATGCCCTCTTCTACCCGCCATCTTCCGTCGATGTCCATTTGCTGTCGCTTCCTCCAGTCCAGGCGACAGTGAACCAAAAACTTCTTGCAAGGGTGATGGTGCTCGCTCGCCCAGTTATAGCGGGAGTGATTGCTCGGTTCTCTCGTCGGTCTATCGGCATCGAGCTTCGAGCCTATCTCCACGGCGAGGTTGCCGAGTTCCAAATGCAGGAGTTCTTCGGCTACAGTCTCTGTATCTGTCTCGGTGCTCATTTTTCACCTTCCTTCTCCGCCTCTTGTTGCTTCAGGTAATATTCCTCGGGAGGTTCTTCCATTTCGCTGGGGGTCTTCTTTTCCCCCATCTTCTTGATCTCCTTCTCGTTCTTCTCCTCTTTCCCGACCTCTTTGATGGCCTCTTCTTCCTCTTCCGGCCTCAGCTCCTCTATGACCTCGGCCTCCACTTGTATCACCTTGCTTCCTCTCTCGGCCTGTGCCAAGATCTCGTCTATTTGCGGTGTCCCGAACTCGTGGCGATACCCGTAAACCGTGACGAAGGCCCTCTGGCTTCCTGGTGTTCCTTTCTCTTGCGGTTGGACCTTGCTTATCCCTATGGCTGGATGGTCCTTGAGGATGTTCCTCTCCACTATGGTCTGGGCTATGCGGTCGCCGAACCGTTGACGCTGCGTGTGTTCGTTCAGGCAATCGATTATCGCTTTGTCCTCATAGTTGATCCACAGGCCGAGCGGCGGGACCGTGTCGAAGAATGCCCAGCTACCAGGCTTGTCAGGCTTCTCGTCCTTCGTGCCGGTGACCGCACAGTCCGGATGCAGCTTCTTGTCCGTCTTTTTCCCGCTCTTCCATTCGACCCTCTTCATCTTCGCCTGGATCGATTCGATGAAATAGGAATAGATGTTATAGAAAAGGGTCTTGTCTATGACTGTGACATTCCCGGCCAGGCTGAAGCCTACCCCTATCTTCCTTATGCTCACGGTCTCAATCATCTTGGTCTTCGGATTCCTCTCGATGTATGGGTTGGGTTGTTCCTTTTCATCGACCATCACCTTTTGGGGGGTGACGGTGCTTATAGAAGCTACTTTGTTCAGGAGCTTGTAGCCCTCGTATGAGATGCCATAATCATTCTTGACCTTGTAGAAGTGGCCGGCCTTCTCGTAAAGCGTCACCTGCGCCTTGACCGGGCGCATGATGTAGTTGCCTTTGGCTTTGCAATAGAATTTGCAG